GTGTCTTTGATTAATTGTGCAATATATTCTGTTGTTACTATTGCTGCCATGTTTTAATCCGTAATAAATTTTTATTTATAGAGTGGTTGTTTCAATTGCACTTACACGAATTGTGGTTTCGTCTTTACCTAATTTATTTTCCCGTATAGTAGAAACGCTCCCTTGATTCGCAGGAGTAACAGTCACTTTAACAAAGTTAGAAGAAACTGCTGTAGGAGCAAAACTAGTTATGTAAACAGCACCCGTAGAAGAATCATAATTTCCTGCGTTATCAACTACTGCTTTACCACTGGTAACCGAAACAATTTGTAACACATTAGTACCTAATTTATTTCTTAATATACAGGTCTTGCCTTGAAAAATAAATTCAGAAGAAAGAACAATATAATCGGTATTAGATGGAGTAGAAATAGCAGAAGGGAATATTAATGTGTAAGATTTTTCTAATGACAATGTCGGAGTAAATCTTTGTTGCATTTTAATAATTGCTTGACTCGAAAGAACTCCGGGATCAGAAGCATCTACTAATGTTAACATATTAGATTTTCTAAATGTCTCGCTGAATTCATCTGTAACAGTGTCCAAATAACCTTCAATAACTTGTTTTACAACAGATTCTATTTCAGGCACCGTTGAAAAAGAAGATAAAGTTTGGTTGAATTGGAAAGTCACAGCAGGTTCAATGTATGTTGTAATTGGTTCGACAAAATTAATATCAAAAGAAACTACTGCTAAATTATTAACAAGTCCCCTGATGTTGTTTTTTAATGATTCACTAGGTGAAGGTGTAATAGAAACATATACCGCACCGTATTCCGCAGGAATATTATCTTCTCCGCCCCACGCAAGAATATCGTTAATTTCACTAGAAAAATTTCTTCTAATTAACGCAGAGTAATCTGCTGCAGTTACCATTCTATTTTGAGATGCATACAAAAACGGTGCTGCTTTTCTTATTGAATCTATAGATTCTTTATTTGCTCCACCATAAGAATTTTTGGTAGTTGATGGAATAATAGAAGTTGTCGATGGCGTACCATAAGTAGGAATAGAAGCAGTTGTAGTAAATGATTTTGCACCGTTTGCTGAAGCACCTGCTGTAGAATTGTAAGTGACAACGATCTGGTCACCTGCAATAGGAACCTCGCCTAAACTTGCTCCATTACCAAACGCCAATTCATAATATCCATTTGGTGTTTCTTTAATAATAAAAATACGTGAATTTTCGTTAAGTTCAGAAACCGTTGAAACATTATAAAAAGTTTTATTAGTTGTGCTACCTTTCACTTCGATTTCAACGGTGTTAATATCCATATCTTCATTAGGTATGATATATGTGTCCGTTTCACTGTAAGGTCCAGCAATAAAAATTTTCTGCTTAATAGTACCTTCTCTAATTTCAACGTTTTCCCAAGTGTATGTGTACGGATCGGTTCCTTCCTTAAAAGCAGTATATTCCTTTGTTGTTTCAAATGTATAGGTTGTGTCTTCTACTACTGTAGTGAATTTGGTTCCGACAGGAATAGACAAAGAACTGGCAGAAGACGCAGAACCAGAAGCAGTAATTGTAATCAATGCTTTAGAAGAAATTTTAGAATTTGGAATATATCCAACCGCTGTTGCAAGTCCTATTACGGATGATCTTAATTGTGCAGTAGATAAAAAAGATTCGTTAAGAGCAAAGTTAGCAGTGAGCGCATTATAGTGCGTATTATAGGCAAGAACATCTAATAAGTTAGATAATCCAGACGCTTCAAAATTATAATCTGCAAATTCAGGTTTAGATTCTAACCATGTTTTCAGATTATTTCTAATAGCATTAAAATCTAAACCTGTACTTGTTACTGTTGTTGCCATTTATCTTAACCTCGAAACCGTTGTTTCTAATGTAACATTTTCGTCGGTGCTTCTAATACCAAACTCTAATCTAACTCTAACTGCATTTCTATCTAACGAAAATCTAACTTCCAAATCTTTAATAATTGCTCTAGGTTCGTATCTTGCAATCGTGCCTTCTATTTGTTCTCTAATTTCGTCTTCAGAATCAGTATCTGCCAACTCAAACAAAAGACTTCGAAGATCTGCCCCAAAATCAGGACGAAAAGGTTTTTCGAATCTGTTAGTTTGGAGCAAATTTTTTACTGCCTGTTTAACAGCAGCAGCATCTTTCTTTTTAAATATGTCTCCCGTAGAAGTATTTAATGCAAAAGAAAGATCGATATCAGAATATACACGTTCTCTGCTTGTTACTAGTGTAGCACCCTGTAAGTTACCGTC